ATCTGCTGATTCGTGAAGGTAAGAAGCGTAATCGTTTCTTCTTTGCTGACCCCAACGTTATTGTGAGCCCTCCTGAGAAGTCGATCAGTCTTCCCTCCGAAGATGTTTGCTTTGAACTTGATACTCAAGTCCTTGGTACTCTGATGAAGGCAGCAGCAATCTATCAGGTTCCTGATCTCTCTGTGATTGGTGAAGCGGGTGTTGTGAAGTTGGTTGTTCACGATAAGAAGAACGACACTTCTAATACTCACGAAGAAGTTGTTGGTGAGACGGAAGAAGAGTTCTGTTTCAACTTCAAAGTAGAGAACATCAAGATCCTTCCTGGAACTTATGAGGTTGTGGTCTCCAAGAAACTGCTTTCTCGCTTTGAAAGTAAGAACCACGAACTGACTTACTACATTGCTCTGGAACCCGATTCTACCTTTGGTTGATGAAGCACATTCTCTTTACCCTTAAGGGGTGTCCGTTTGAACTACTTGATGACGAAAACAACATCAAGTTGCTTCTCTACAACGCGACAAAAGAAGCGAAGTCAACTCTACTGAATCTGGCAACACATAAGTTTGATCCGCAAGGTGTAACTGGTGTTGCCATGCTCGCAGAGAGTCACATCAGCATTCATACTTGGCCTGAGAAAGGAATGGCAGTCTGTGATGTTTTCACTTGTGGGGATAGCGCAGAACCAGAAAAGGCAGTAGAATATATGCAAGAGCAATTGAAGGCAACCGACATTGTTTCCAGTCAATTTGAACGTCCTTTAGAATGAACATCTTTGTGACCTGCTCCTCCCCCAAGGAGTCTGCTCAAGTGCTTCCTGACAAACATATCGTCAAGATGCCACTTGAGTGTTGTCAGATGCTATCTATCGTTGCATCAGACAAATGGGGACATGGATATGGTGAACTCCATCGTCTTGATGGTCAACCATACAAAACTGAAAAAGGTGCATTCCGAAATCACCCCTGTACCAAGTGGGCATCGGAGAGCATTCATAATTCATATTGGTTGATCAAGCACGGTCTCCATATGTGCCACGAATATACTCTTAGGTATGGTAAAGTGCATTCGTGTTACAAGACTCTTGTAGAGGCACTATACCTGTTTCCAAAGGGGGATGTAGATAAGGTCACACCATTTGTCTTTGCAGGCCCTGATGAATTTAAGTATGATACTGTTGACATCTACAGTAAATACAAGATGTATATTGCATCTAAACCGTGGGTGTGCGATAATTACAGACGTATTCCTGAGCGTAAACCAGAATGGGTGTAGAAAATCCACTAAGTCCTGTTAGAAATACCAGGCAAACATATAACAAACAACTTGAACGAGTAATCACTGAAGTTCAGGTTCAGTTTGCAGATGAGAATCCTACATGGATTCCTCTTGAGACTCTCTTGGCAATCAAGAGCACCAACTGATTTTATTTTTTTATTATGCGTGATGAATTTCTTTGGGTTGAAAAGTATCGCCCCAAGACAATTGAAGATTGTATTCTCCCAGAGAATATTAAGAAGACCTTCCAAGACTTCCTACATAAAGGTGAAGTACCTAACTTACTTCTGGCTGGGCCCGCAGGATGTGGTAAAACCACTGTCGCAAAAGCACTGTGTAATGAATTGGGAGTAGACGTTTATGTCATCAACGGATCCGATGAAGGACGATTCCTGGATACTGTCCGAAACACTGCGAAAAACTTCGCTTCGACCGTCTCACTTTCTTCGTCTGCAAAACACAAAGTCATCATCATTGATGAGGCAGATAACACAACCAACGATGTACAACTCCTCCTTAGGGCGTTTACTGAGGAGTTTAGTGGCAACTGCAGATTCATCTTCACCTGCAACTTCAAAAACAAAATCATTGAGCCCCTCCACTCCCGATGCGCCTGTATTGATTTTTCAACCAATTCCAAAAGCAAACCCCAACTTGCCGCCAAGTTCTTCCAACGCATCCAACAAATCTTGGATACAGAAGGTGTTGAATATGATAACAAGGTCCTGGTAGAACTAATCAATAAGCACTTCCCTGATTGGCGACGTGTCTTGAATGAATGCCAACGCTACTCTGCTGGCGGTAAAATTGACTCTGGCATTCTTGCAACCTTTAGTGATGTAAAAGTAAATGACTTGGTTAAGAAACTTAAGGAGAAAGATTTTTCCGAAGTACGTAAATGGGTTGTCAATAACCTGGATAATGATACTTCTGTACTTCTGCGTCGGATTTACGATGCTTGTTATGATTCCATGGCTCCGAGTAGTATTCCTGCTGCTGTGCTTACTCTTGCTAAGTATCAGTATCAAATGGCATTTGTGGCAGATCAAGAAATAAACATGCTTGCTTGTTTGACTGAACTTATGGTTGAGTGTGAATTCAAATGACAGAAGAACAACTAGAACATGAACGGTGTGTGGATGATGACTATAATGTAATCAACCATTATTATCGGGCTAAATACTATCACCCGAACATTCCATTCTTTTTACAGGATGAAAACGGGGACACCTATGAATTTGGGTGGAGTCTGATTTATCAGTACATTGACAAACTTACTAATGAATAAGATTACTCAAGAACAAGCAGACAAAATTGTTGCTGCCAATAATCTCCGTGATGCCGTCAAACTTCTTGGTGGGACTATGAAGAGATCAGTAACCTTGAACTCTCAAGGTATGTCGTCAACTAAACTCACCATCACTTATAATGAAAGAAATGAAAAGCAAAATTAGAGCACAAGTAAAGTCACGGTTCTATTACATCTTCTGGGGAACTGCAACTGTTGCGGTAGTTCTGGGTCAACTTTATGTTGGCACTGGATATCGTCTTCTTCACAGTGGTATGCAAGAATTGCTTAATAAAGTTGATGGAGTTCTTCTCCACTCAGCACCCGATAAACCTAAATTTTATTGATCATGGACATTAAAGTATTACGAATGAACACTGGTGAAGAAGTGATCTTCACCTTGGTTGAAGAGACCGACGACTATGTGGTGGTTCAAAATCCTCTTGTAGCAGTTCCTAGTGCTCAAGGCCAGATTGGATTTGCTCCTTGGTCTGTTCTTTCAAAAGAAGACGAACCTATCAAGGTTGAAAAACAATACGTTGTCTATCTGATTGACACAAGAGATGAGATCGTAGAGAATTATAAGAAGATCTTTTCCCCGATTGAAACACCAAGCAAGAAACTTATTTTATGATGAAAGTATCTGAGGATGATGCTGTATGGGCAGCAAATGAATTTATTGACTACTTCAAAAACTTTTCCTCTATTGAGGATTATCTTCGTTATGTGAAAAAAGAAGTCATCTCTCAGACAAGTCAACTTACCCCACTTCAGGATGAGTTCTTCAATGAAGACATTCATCCTAATGAAATGGAGTTTGATATCAAGTTTGTTGGTGCTCGCTTTCAGCAGTCAGTACCACAAGAACACTATGGCAATCTGTTGAGGGCAGTGTCCTCTCATAATAACGAAAGTAATATTCCTGGTAGAGAACTTCGCTGGATGATCTTTGAAAAGAATACTCAACGGTGTCTTGGATTTATTCGCTTTGGTTCTCCCACTATCAATTCAAAACCCAGGAACCTGTGGTTGGGTAAGGCACCCAATCTTTCTGTATTCAATCGTCATGCTGCGATGGGATTTGTGATTGTCCCTTCACAACCTTTTGGATACAACTATCTTGGTGGCAAACTGTTGGCACTTCTGTGCTGCTCCCACTTTGCTCGCGAGACTTTGAATGAAGTCTTTGAGAAAGATATTGCTTTGTTTGAGACTACATCTTTGTATGGCTCTACCACGTCTGCGTCTCAGTATGACGGTCTTAAACCCTTTATGCGATACAAAGGTCTGACTGAAAGTAAGTTCCTCCCTCTGCTCCACGAAGAGGTCTTTCATCGTCTCCACGACCGATTTACCCTGCTAAACAACAACACGCCTCTGACGGACAACAGAGCGTCTTCTAAGAAGATGAAACGTCAGACCAAGATGATCTCCATCATCAAGAACTCTTTGAAGGATGAGGACAAACTGAAAGAGTTTAATGGTGTCATCAATATGGCATTTGGACTTACTCAGAAGAAGAGGTTCTATATCTCTGACTATGGATATTCAAATGTCCGTGAGGTGATTATGGAAGAGCAGGATGAACTTGTTCGTGGCCCTAACTGGGACAAGTTCTATCTGGAGAACATCATTGCTTGGTGGAAGAAGAAAGCAACCAAGCGATATGAGAAACTCAAGCAGGAAGGTCGGTTCAGGACCAAGGTTGAACTCTGGACAGAAGATGATGACATTCAAATTATTAGATAATGGAACTCAAAGACTGGTTGAACTCAATAAACTTTAATAAGGAAAACCTTATTAAAGAAAACCCCGATATCGTTAAACAATACCCCCCATACATTGTCAATCGTTGTCTTTCTGGACACCTTGACTGCATTATGTTTGCCAATGAGATGAACCTCCACCACCATATTGACAAAGATATGCAATATTCATTTTATCTAAATACTTTGAGAAAGAAGAAGAGATTCTCTCCTTGGCTCCGAAAGGATAAAGTCCAGGATTTAGAATGTGTCAAACAATACTATGGCTATAGTAATGAGAAGGCATCACAAGCTCTGAAAATTCTGACAAACGAACAGATTACCTACATTAAAAAACGACTTGACACTGGAGGAAAGAAATGAGTACTGTTGAACCTACGGTACAGTGGTCTCAGGACCAAATGATCGAAGTGATTTTGAATGAACCTGATGACTTCCTGAAAGTCCGTGAGACACTAACCCGCATCGGAGTAGCATCCCGCAAAGAGAAGAAACTCTATCAGTCTTGCCACATCTTGCATAAGCAGGGACGTTATTTCATCGTTCACTTTAAGGAACTGTTTGCTCTGGATGGCAAGCACGCTAACCTGACTGTGAACGACGTGCAGAGACGCAATCGCATCGTGCGCCTGCTTTCTGACTGGGGTCTCATTGGTATTGTCAAAGAAGATACTGTTCTTGATATTGCACCACTGAATCAAATCAAAGTCTTGGCTTATAAGGATAAGGCAGACTGGATTCTGGAGCAGAAATATAATATCGGAAAGAAAGGAAAGACCCAGGAAACCGAATAAATAATACTGCGATCTTTCGTGCGGTCGCTTCAAAAGTCGGAAACCCCTATAAGGAGGTACGGTCATCACCGTATCTCCTTTTTTCGTTCTGTGCTATAAATATATCGGATGCCTTCGGGGTCCACACAATCTAATCTCGCTTTAAAAGGAGAAGTACAAATGGGAAACCTTCAGAAGTTTCATGCAGCCGATTTGCCAAAGTTGCTTGAAAAGATAAATAGGAATAGTATTGGTATGGATGATTACCTTAGCAGGGTGTTTGATCTCCACGAAACAACTGCTTCGTATCCGCCATATAACCTAGTGACAGTCAGCAACGTAGAGTCTAGACTGGAACTAGCACTCGCTGGATTCAAAAAGAAACAAGTAAATGTCTACACACAAGATGGAAAACTCTTCGTCGAAGGACAAAGAGAAGATGGAGAGTCAGGAACAGAATATGTCCATAGAGGAGTGGCTCAAAGATCTTTCACTAGAGCATGGACCCTCAGTGACGAAACGGAAGTTAGATCAGTTAGCTTTGAGGATGGGCTTCTGAGTATCACACTCGGAAGAATTGTTCCGCAACACCACCAAAGAAAGGATTGGTTCTGATATCCTGACTAGATTCTGCTGCGATTGATACAGAAGTGTATCACTGTGATACAGTATAATATAGATAGTTATGTACAATTAGGAGGACGACTCATGAACTTAACAGCCGCCACTCTTACTATCGGGACCGCAATGACTCTTTTTTTCAATGGCACCCTTGGGGGCGCATTCCCCTAATAGTCCCCCCACAGCAGAAATCTTTCTAACAACTCCATAAATAAAACTGAATATCGTCGCCGCTGACGGAGGGGTAACTGGCCAAATCCAGTTGACGCCCCTCTTTTTTATTGTTAGAATACTTGGAGGAAAAACTATACTATGACAGTCAAACTTTTAGTTCTGAAATCTGGTGAAGATCTTGTCGCTGACGTTCAGGAGATGGTCGTTGAAGATAAAGTAGTTGGATACTTTCTCACCAAACCCTGTGTAGTCAAGATGGCAAACTACACACCAGTTGAAGATGAAGAAACATCTGAAGAAAAGAAAAAGAACGCTTATCAAATTAAATTCTACCCTTGGGTTCCCCTAGCAAAAGATCCTGTGATCCCTCTTGCTATGGATTGGATCGTGACTATGGTAGAACCCATGGACAAACTTACTAAACTTTATGTAGAGGACATTCTAGAATATGGCCAACGAACCGAAACTGATCAAGATCCTAGTGCTGACGACGAATCAAATTCTGATCAGTCAGATTGAAGAAGTCGGTGCTGACATTGGAGAACCTGACTGTAAACTGGTAGATCCATACGTCGTCACCAAAGAAGGAATGCTTGAACCCTGGTTACTTAATGTCACAAGGGAAGATACTTTCATGATGAGTTCTGATAAGATACTTACTCTTACGGACCCCACGCCCACCCTGCTTGAAAAATACGAGGACTTAACTGACGGATGAAATTTTACACTAATGTCCAAATGATTGGGAACCAGTTCCTTGTTCGTGGCGTTGAGAATGGAAAGCGGTATGAGTTTAGGGATGAGTTCTATCCCACGCTTTATGTGAAATCGAAAAGGGAAACCAAGTATAAGACATTAAGTGGTGAATCAGTAGAACCTATTCAACCAGGCAACATTCGTGATTGTCGCGACTTTTACAAGAAATATGAGGACGTTGATGGATTTGCGATCTATGGGAATGACCGATATATCTACCAATATATTTCTGAAAAACATCCTGAAGAAGAAGTCAAGTTCGACATTAATCAAATCAAACTTGTTACAATTGATATTGAGGTATCATCTGAACAAGGATTCCCAGATGTAGAATCTGCATCGGAAGAGATCCTGGCGATTACTATTCAGGACTACAACACTAAAGAAATCAAGACCTGGGGTGTGAAACCATTTCACAACACCCAGAAGAATGTGACTTACTATCACTGCCCTACAGAGCAGGAGCTCTTGAGTCACTTCATCAACTATTGGATGGTTGATGTGCCTGACGTGATTACAGGTTGGAACTGTGAACTGTATGATATCCCATACATCTGTAAGCGCCTCAACAGGGTGCTTGGAGAGAAGTTGATGAAGCGCATGTCCCCTTGGGGTCTTGTGACTGAATCAAAGAAGTTTATCAAGGGCAGGGAGCACAGCGTCTTTGATGTTGGTGGATGTTCAGTACTTGATTATCTAGACCTGTATAAAAAGTTTACCTATAAGGCACAAGAATCATATCGCCTAGACTACATAGCTGAGGTAGAACTTGGTCAGAAGAAACTTGACCACAGTGAATTTGATACCTTTAAAGATTTCTATACCCACGGGTGGCAAAAGTTCATTGAGTACAACATCGTTGACGTAGAACTTGTTGACCGACTGGAAGATAAAATGAAGTTGATTGAGCTTGCGCTTACTATGGCGTATGATGCTAAAGTCAACTATAATGATGTCTTCTACCAAGTGAGGATGTGGGACAACATTATTTACAATTATCTGAAGAAACGTGACATTGTTATTCCCCCAAAGATTCGTTCTGACAAAAACGAAAAGTACGCAGGTGCTTATGTCAAGGAACCGATTCCAGGAAAGTATGATTGGGTTGTTAGTTTTGACCTTAACTCTCTCTACCCTCATCTTATTATGCAGTACAACATCTCGCCAGAGACACTACTGGATGAACGGCACCCAACGGCTACGGTTGACCGAATCCTTAATGAGGAGATAAATTTTGAGATGTATAAGGACAATGCGGTGTGTGCCAATGGCGCAATGTACCGTAAGGATGTCCGTGGGTTCTTGCCAGAATTGATGGAGAAGATGTATGGAGACCGTGTTATCTTCAAGAAGCGAATGCTTCAAGCCAAACAGCAGTATGAGAAGACGCCTACTAAGGCACTTGAAAAAGAGATCGCCAGATGTAACAACATTCAAATGGCGAAGAAGATTTCTCTTAACTCTGCTTATGGTGCTATTGGTAACCAATATTTCAGGTATTACAAACTAGCAAACGCCGAAGCAATCACTCTGTCGGGACAGGTAAGTATCCGATGGATTGAAGGTAAGATGAATCAATATCTAAATAATCTGTTGCAAACGGAAGGCGAAGATTATGTCATCGCATCTGACACTGATTCAATCTACCTTAATCTTGAACCTCTTGTTACTAAATTTTTTGGTGGCAAGTCTAGTGATAAGACAAAGATTGTTTCGATCCTGGACAAGATCTGTCAAGATAAGTTGGAACCATTCATTGAGAAGAGTTACCAGGACTTGGCGAACTATGTCTCAGCGTATGATCAAAAAATGCAAATGAAGCGTGAGAATATTGCTGACCGTGGTATCTGGACTGCGAAGAAGCGATACATTCTCAACGTATGGAACAGTGAAGGTGTTGCCTACGCAGAGCCTAAACTCAAAGTGATGGGTATTGAATCTGTCAAATCATCTACACCTGCACCTTGTAGGAAGATGTTGAAAGAAGCATTCAATATTCTGATGACTGGAACTGAAGATGATGTAATTGATTACATTGAGAAGTCTCGCTCTGACTTCAGGAAACTTCCGCCAGAACAAGTATCCTTCCCAAGGTCTGCATCAGACGTTGTGAAGTACAAAGCACATTCTGGAATTTATGTTAAGGGAACTCCTATACATATACGGGGCGCTCTGTTGTTTAATCATTACATTAAAGAGAGCAAACTTGATCACAAATATTCATTGATCCAGAACGGCGAAAAAATCAAATTCTGTTATTTAAAGAAACCAAATATCATTCACGAAAACGTTATCTCCTTCATTCAAGAATTCCCCAAGGAACTTGATCTTGACAGGTACGTTGACTATGACTTACAATTTGAGAAAGCCTTTCTTGAACCACTCAAAGCAATCCTAGATTCTATCGGGTGGAATGTTGAGAAAACCAATACCTTGGAGTCATTCTTCGCATGAAAGACCAATACACAATTGACGATGGCGAATCCAAACAAGAGAAATGGAATCGCGGACTTGACATCTTCATTGAGTCTGTAATTAAACCAGACCCTTCACTTCGACAATGTGCTCATAATCAGAAGTGCTACCACGAGCTGATGGACGTAAGGAAGAACGTCCTTGATCACCTGAAAACCCTACGCTGGCATTAATGGAACTACCTATTAACGACAAAGAACTAAAGACAATTGTAAGTGCTCTCCGCCTTGGTGGTGATGCCGCACTCTATCAAAAACTGAATACAATTAAAGAGATCCGCGAGGAACATCCTGGCGGAGCTTATAAAAAGATTGCCCGCGAACAGTTTGGATTTGTATTGTAATTATGGATTTTTTGAAGGAAATTGTAAAAGAGATCGGAGATGACTACACAAAACTCGCAAGAGACATCGACGATAGTGAAAAATATGTGGACACGGGTTCGTACATTTTTAACGGACTTGTTTCAGGGTCTATATTTGGTGGTGTATCTGGGAATAAGATTACTGCCATTGCTGGGGAGTCTAGCACTGG